AAGAAAGAAATGGAAACACATGCGTATGAATGGAAAGTTCATATGGCGGAGAATACGGGAGCTGGAAGAAAATTTTGATGTGGTGTTTTTGTTTTGTAACAATAAAGAAGATGCCGAAAGTCGCGCAATGAGGATATTTGATGAAGTTACGGAGATATTGATACGTGAACAGTATTACTAATACTTCTAAAATATTACAAGACGCATGGCTCAATTTAAATGTGGAAGACTCTAGTATAGTCAACCCATTTTCCATGGACTTTGATGAAGAGTTCCATGTAAAGCTTACTTGGCTTCTTGCTAACCCAGAATACTTCTCCTTTATTTGTAAGTATATATTTAATATAGAGATACTACCCGCACAAGCCCTTATGCTAAGGGAAGTATGGGGTAGAAAGTTCCCAATGTTAATAGCGAGTCGTGGTTTTGGGAAAAGTTTTATATTATCTCTTTACGCTATGATTCGGGCTTTGCTTATGCCCGGAAGAAAAATCGTCATTGTCGGTGCGGCTTTTCGTCAATCTAAAGTCCTGTTTGAATACATGGATACTATATGGAGAAACGCTCCTATCTTAAGAGATGTAGCAGGAACCAATGGCGGCCCACGTAGAAGTGTGGACATGTGCCGCATGATGATTGGAGATAGTACCATTACATGTTTACCTTTAGGTGATGGCTCTAAGATTCGTGGTCAACGTGCAAACGATATTATTGCAGACGAATTTGCATCTATTCCTCGTAGCATCTTTGAAAATGTGGTAGCTGGTTTTGCGGCTGTTAGCGCGTCGCCAATCGAAAACGTAAAACGCATGGCTACCAAGAAATTAGCAAAAGAACAGGGTATTGAGTTAGAAGAAACTCTACACGAAAAAACCCACATAGGAAACCAGATTGTACTTTCAGGAACGGCATATTATGATTTTAATCATTTTGCGGAATACTGGAAAAAATGGAAACAGATAATCAAAACACAAGGTAATCCTAAAAAATTAGCCGAAATATTCGGAGACGTTGAGGTTCCTAAAGACTTTGATTGGACTCAGTATTCTATTATCCGTATACCGTTTGAACTATTACCTGATGGCTTTATGGATGCTGGGCAGGTTGCTCGTTCTAGAGCCACTGTTCACTCTGGTATTTATCAGATGGAATTTGGGGCGTGTTTCTCTACTGATAGCAATGGGTTCTTTAAGAGGTCTCTCATTGAGAAGTGTGTTGCGTCTCCAGAAAATCCTATTAGTTTCCCTAGTGGGGATGTTAATTATCACGCTTCTATTAGGGGAAATCCTAAGGGGAGATATGTATTTGGTATTGATCCGGCTTCCGAGGTAGACAATTTCTCTATTATCGTAATGGAATTGCATGAAGATCATACCAGAATTGTTTATTGTTGGACGACAAATAGATCTGAGCATAAAGAAAAGATTAAAGCGGGAGTTGTTAGCGAGACAGACTTCTATTCTTATTGCTCTAGAAAAATACGAGACCTAATGAAGACATTCCCCTGTGAGGAAATCGCTTTAGACGCTCAAGGTGGCGGTATTGCTATTATTGAAGCATTACATGACAAAGATAAAATTCAAGAGGGCGAACTTCCTATCTGGCCAACTATTGACGATAAGAAAGAAAAAGACACAGATGATCAGGTTGGTCTACATATTGTGGAAATGGTGCAGTTTGCTAAAGCTGATTGGGTGGCAGAGGCTAATCACGGGCTTAGAAAAGACTTTGAGGACAACGTGGTCTTATTCCCATATTTCGATGCTGCAACTATTGGTCTTGCTATATCTGACGATAAACTAAAAAATAGACTATATGACACGCTAGAAGATTGTGTTATGGAAATTGAAGAACTCAAAGATGAACTGTCAATGATTATAATGAGTCAGACTGTTTCTGGGCGTGACAAATGGGACACGCCAGAAGTAAAACTTCCCGGAGGAAGGAAGGATAGACTTAGAAAAGATCGTTACTCTTCGTTAATTATGGCTAACATGTCAGCACGTAAAATACACAGAACTCCTAAGCCTAGAGACTATAGTCCTGTAGGTGGATGGGCCGGAAAAGTAGTGGGTTCAGGTGGCGAAAGCTTCATAGGGCCATCTTGGTTTACAGAAGGCATGAAAGATGTTTATTAGTTTGGTGTATAATCAATTAGATTAATTTCACAATCATTCCAATTACAATATGACTGAGGTAAAGATGGTAGACAAGATTCCAGAATCGACGAAGACACAAGGGTTTGTAACTTGGGCTGACGAGTCCGAAAAACAGCAAGTCTTAGTAGAAACAGCGGACAATGTTGACTATTATGAAGGGATACAAAAATCTCAAGCTTATAGAAGAACTTCTTTTCTAGATATAGAAACCAATAGATCTGTTAGGAGTGGATTTAGTAGAGAAGACTATAATCAATTCAGAAGCTCAGAAGCGGTTCCTAAAAAGCAAAAAGAAGCTATGCAGATGTGCATGGCCGCCTATGACAGAGTAGGTATTATCCGCAATGTAATAGATCTTATGTCTGACTTTGCGTCTCAAGGGATTAATCTAGTTCATCCTAACAAACGAATAGAAAAGTTTTATCGCAAATGGTTTCAGAAAGTAAGTGGAAAAGAGCGAACAGAACGGTTCCTCAATACGCTCTATAGGTGCGGAAATGTCGTAGTAAAAAGACGAACGGCAAAAATCAGCAAAAAGGCTGAGAGAGAACTAAGGTCTTCCGCCTCTCCAGATATGGAGATTCAAGATCTTATATTCAACAAAAGAGAGATTCCATGGAAGTTTGATTTTCTAAACCCGCTGTCTATAGAAGTTATTGGAAATGAATTAGCGACGTTCGTTGGACAACCTAAATACGCAATGAAGGTATCTAGGGTCGTTAGACAACAAGCCAAAAGAGGACTTTCTGGCGGGGTTGATAACTCAAGACTATCTTCAATGCTTCCTCCGGATATCATCGCAGCCATTAAGAACGGTCAAGAACTAATTCCTCTAGATGAAGACAAGGTGTCTGCATATTTCTACAAAAAGGACGATTGGCTCGTTTGGGCTAGTCCAATGATTTATGCCATTCTTGACGATATCATTATGTTAGAAAAGATGAAGCTTGCGGACATTTCGGCATTAGACGGGGCTATCTCTAACATACGTCTCTGGAGCCTTGGTGATTTAGATAACAAGATTCTTCCTACAAAGAACGCCATCAATAAGCTAAGAAACATTCTTTCGAGTAATGTGGGCGGCGGAACAATGGACTTAGTATGGGGGCCGGAATTAAAATTCACAGAATCCAGCACTCAGGTATATAGATTTTTAGGTAAGGAAAAATATGAGCCGGTACTCACAAACATTTACGCTGGTCTTGGCATTCCTCCTACCCTCACCGGTATGGCCAGCTCTGGCGGTGGTGGCTTTACTAATAATTTTATCAGTCTCAAAACTCTTGTTGAAAGATTAGAGTATGGACGAGATGTTCTTGTTACATGGCTTAATCAAGAGATAGAAATTGTTCGTAAGGCTATGGGTTTTAGACTTCCTGCTACTGTTCATTTTGATCAAATGATTTTGGCAGATGAAGCTTCAGAGAAAAATCTATTAATTCAGTTGGCTGACAGGAATATTGTTAGTACTGAAACTCTTATCGAACGATTTGGCGAAATTCCAGAAATCGAAAAAATTAGAATTAAGAGAGAAGAAAAATCTCGTAATAGCGAATCCATGCCTCAGAAAGCTAGTCCTTATCACAATCCTCAACATCGTAATGATCTTGAGAAGATTGCTCTTACTAAAGACGCTATAGCCCCAGAAGACTTGGGAATCGTTCCTTCTGATGAAACCGGTAGTCATCCATTCACAGATCCTAACGACAGGAGAAGTGATAAAACGATAGAAGAGAAGCACGATAAGATAGAAGAAAAACAAGCTAAGCGGGAAGAGAGCAAGTTTAATAATCAACAACAAAACAAAGATAAGTTTGCCCCACAAGGCAGACCTGAAGATGGAAGACCCAAAAATGCAAAGGATAAACAAAAGAGAAAACAAAAAGATGTACAACCAAGACAAACGGTTAAGTCTGATTTTGTTAATCTAATGCTTTGGGCTTCCGATTCTCAAAAGGCAATAGCCGAAACTGTGCATCCAGCTCTATTAGCTCATTATAATAAGAAGAATTTGCGCGGTTTAAATAAACAGCAATCAGACGAGATGGAATACATTAAGCTTTGTATACTTTGCAATCTTGATCCATATATGGACATTGATGCTGATATGATAAGTCAAATTCTAAAAGGTGGCTTTGGTGTTGATAATTCTATTGCTAGTATTATTAAATCTTTAGTCTCTGGCTTTGTTAAAGGTAATCAACGTAAACCTAACATTGAAGAGAAACGTCAAATGTGTGTAACGGCTTATGCGTCGTTCCATACTACCTAATGTTTTCAAGAATTATTTTGACTTATGGTGTATAATTTTATGAGGCTTTTAATGAATATACCAATATATAAATCTGAGAAAACTCACGGTTTAGAAGATTTGATTTTATCAACAGCAAGTATTGCTTACTCTTCTCCCGTTAACACGTACATTCCAGATCAAGAACAGCAAAATGACATTAAGCAGTTGATGCTTAATGATAATGAGGCTATAGCTGAAAACAAAGATCAACTTGACCTTTTTTACTTAAGGTCGGTCTTAGTTTCAACAGGCTGGAATAAAAACGATGATGTTTTTGATCTAAAAGAAACATGGGCTGCTAAAGATACACCTGAAGACAAGCAGTTCAATTTTATGCATGACGAAAGTGATATTATAGGACACATCACTGGTAGTGTAGTTATTGATAGGGATGGAAAAGAAATCATCGGGACGGAATCTACTCCAGAAGATGATTTTGATATTGTAACAAGCGCAGTTTTGTACAATAGTTGGACTGATCTAGAACGCCGAGAGAGAATGAGTACTATCATCGCTGATATAAAATCAGGCAGATGGTTTGTTAGTATGGAAGCTCTCTTTAGCGATTTCGATTATGCCGTAGTTACACCCGAAGGTGATCATAAGACTATATCGAGAGATGAAGAGTCTGCTTTTTTAACTAAACATCTTAGGGCGTATGGAGGACAAGGAGAGTATGATGGATATACAGTAGGTAGATTACTACGGAATATCAATTTTTCCGGCAAAGGTTTGGTTAGTAATCCTGCCAATCCGAGGAGTGTTATTCTTAATGATGATTCCTCAAAATTGTTATCTTTTGCCGGTACCAGTGAAGCAAAATTAATTTCAGAGTCCAGTATTAAGGAGATATCTGATATGTCCGATAATGTATTAGAAAACCAAGTTGCAGAGCTAAAAGCAGACCTAGTGCAAGCTAAGTCCGCCGCAGAAGCCCTGAAGGCAGAAGTTATTAGTCAAAAGGACGAAGAACTTAAGTCTAAGATCGAAGCTTTTGAAGCAACAGTTGCTGAAAAAGAAGAAGCTATTGTCCAAGCTAAAGAAGCTCTTGAAGCTGCTGAAGCAAAAGTCACTGAGCTTGAAGAAGTTATTGCGAGTAAAGATGCAGAATTGGCATCCGCCAGTGAAAGCATTGAATCTCATCAGGCTGAAAAGAAATTGTTGGCTCGTAAGACCGCACTTCTTGAAGCCGGAGTAGAGGGCGAAGGAGCCGAAGCGG